AGAGGGCAAGAACCGTCCCGTGGCCACAAATTTTCAATTCTTGAAAATTTCCTGTCCATCCGGGACTTCACTTCTCAAACTCTTGCGAGTTTTCCAAGTGATCTTGTTGGGGCGTGCCTGCCCCAAACCCTGCTCATCATTCGTGCCTTACGGCACGAATGGAACGGCGTGTCGTGCTTACATAGCTCCACCGAGGAGCTATCCGAAACGACAGGAGGTTCAATGAACAAAACGAATGTCAAAGCGAAACCCAGCACGACCCACCGCCACGACACGCCGAACAACAAAACGCACATCATCAAGTTCCGAGTGACGGAAAAAGAAAAACTGGAACTCGAAAATACCGCCAAACTCCTTCATCTCTCCCTGTCCACCCTCATCCGCCGTGCGCTGCACAATGCGAAGATCGAGCGCACTGTTGTCGTTGTTGGCGGCGGAGAAGAAACCCTGACTGCTGTTTCCACTCTGCTTGCGCAGTGCAGCAAGGTAGGCGGCAATCTCAACCAACTTGCACGACACTTCAACTCCGGCGGCGCAGACACCGAACAACTGCGGGCGAAACTCCTTGACGAACTTGCAGACCTGACGGCATTTCGGCTGCACGCCGAGAAAGTTCTGGGTGAACTGTATGGCAACGCTCAAGCATATCGCCTCTAAAAACTCGGACTACACCGCCATCGAAGCGTACCTCGTTTACCAGCACGACGCGTTCACCGGAAAGCAACTTCTGGATGAACAGGGCAGACCGAAGCTGCGAGAATCGTACATCCTCGATACACTTGAGTGCGGCGATTTCTCGTTTGCTACAGCCTGTCTGCTGGTAAACCGCAAGTATGGTAAGAACACCCAGCATGGTGATATCAAAAGCCACCAGTATATCATCAGCTTTGACCCACGGGATGCAGTCGAAAATGGACTGACGATGGAAAAGGCACAGGCCCTCGGCCTGAACTTCTGCAAAGAGAACTTTCCAGGTCATCCTGCTATCGTCTGCACCCACCCGGACGGGCACAACCATTCGGGAAACATTCATGTCCACATCGTGATCGGCAGCATCCGAACACGAGAAGTGGAGCGTAAGCCCTATATGCAGAAGCCCCGCGACTGGCTAGAGGGCATGAAGCATTCCAGCACCGCCCAGACCATGCGGCATTTGCGTGTCGAGGTCATGGAACTGTGCGAGGATGCCGGACTGTACCAGATTGACCTGCTCAACGGCTCGAAAGAGCGTGTCAGCGAGGCCGAGTATTGGGCGCGCAGGCGTGGGCAGCAGAAGCTCGACCTTGCAAACGCAGCCCTTACCGTAGCCGGACAGCAGCCCCGGCAGAAGAAGTTTGAAACCGTAAAGGACACTTTGCGGAAACAGATTTCTTCGGTGTTGTACCGCACAACGAGCTTTGAAGATTTCTCTGACAAGCTCATGCAGCAGTACGGCATCACCGTCAAGGAAAGCCGTGGACAGCTCAGCTATCTGCCCTCTGGCAGAACGAAGTTCATCCGGGCAAAAAAGCTCGGTGACAAGTTCGATAAGGCGGCAGTGCTTGCCACCCTGACCGCAAACGCAGAGCACAAACCCAAGGCGCAGTTCAAGCAGGATACCATCGGGAAACTGATCGACATCCAGTCGAGGATGACCGAAGGCAAGGGCATTGGCTATAAGCGTTGGCTCACGAAACACAATCTCAAAGTTATGGCACAGACCGTGCAGCTTCTGCAGGAAAAGGGCTTGACCGACGAGGACGCCCTGAATCAGCGCATCACCGAACTGGAAACCAAGTATCACGACGCACTGGCAGTGGTGAAAGACCTCGAAACTCGCATGGCAGACAACAAGACGCTGCGCCGTCATGCTGCTGCCTACACCAGCACCAAGAACATCGCACAGCAGTTCAAGACCGCCAAGCGACCCGCAGCCTTTGAGGAACAGCATCGTGCAGAGCTGACAGCGTACCGGGCGGCAGCAGCCTATTTTAAGGCAAACAACATCACCAAGCTGCCCAACCCGAAAAAGCTGGAATCCGAGTATGCGCAGCTGGCATCCGAAAAAGCAAAGTTCTACGAGCAGTACAAGGAAACCAAGGAAGAACTGCTCAAACTGAAAACCGCAAAGCAGAATGTTGCGTCCTTTTTCCGGGAGGAAGAACCGGCGCAGCAGGAGAGATAAAGGAGTGTGCGTATGATCAACTTGAAAATCGACCCGGAGTTCCAGTCCCAGATTCCGCCTCTGACCGATGATGAATTCAAGCAGCTTGAAGAAAATATCCTGAAAGAGGGCAAGCTGATCTCTCCTTTGATCGTTTGGGGTAACACCCTTGTTGATGGCCACAACCGTTATGAGATCGTTCAGGAACATCCCGAAATCTCTTTCTCCACCATGCCGCTCCCGTTTGAAAGCCGGGAAGAAGTTCTCGCTTGGATTTGTAAGAACCAATTGGGGCGGCGCAACCTCACCCCGGAGCAGAAGAAGTTCCTCATTGGAAAGCAGTACAGTGTGGAGCATCGAAAGCCCGGTGGAAACGGCAACAATCAGTATACCGCAACCACTCAGGAAGCCGTTCAGGAGGAATTGTGTCAAATTGACACAATTCCTCCCACCTCTGCGGAAGCAAGCATCCGCAAGCAGATTGCAGAGCGGAACAATGTCAGCGAATCCTACGTTGCCCGTTCTGAAAAGTTCATGCGAGGCGTGGAGATCATGGAGCAGATGATGCCCGGTACGAAAGAGAAGATCCTGTCCGGGCAGTTCAAAGTCCGTGATGCCGATATGCACCGCCTCGCCAGAGCCGATTTCCCGAACCGCAAGCAGATCGTGCACGAGATTCTGCACCCGGAGGACCGCCCTGCTCCGCAGTCGAGCTACTCACACTACTCTGGAATCAACTACTCCGCGCTGGAAGTCGCTGTCCGGCGGATTCAGCAGGACTTTGATTTTTTGATGAGATACTTGCCTAAGCTGCCGGACGATTCCTACGCCAAAACTGAAACGCTGAAAATCCTCAAGCAGCACAAGGCGTATATGGCACAGTTTGAAGAAATGCTGAACGAGAAAGAAATCGCATAACGACAGGCACTTGTAAGCCATCAACGAGCCACCAGCCGCAAGTGCAGGGTGGAAAACTTCCGCGCCCTTGCGCCTGATAAAAATTGGAACTTTGATTTTCTCGCCCGACTTTGCCACGGTGGGATGATCAAAGGAGCGTGCGTTTGAACAAAAAGAAAAAGTCCACAAACACTTCCCCTTATCCCGATGAAGTCATTGACCGTCTGGCACGGGCATTCTACCCGGCCATCCTTGCCTGCTGGAACAGCGAGGAAGGCCAGCGGGAGTTTGCTGCATGGCAGGCGGAACAGGCTCATCATGCAAACAACGAAAAACAGGAAGTTCCCTCCGGTGGGGAACTCCCTGCTGTACATATCGCTATTGTCTGTGGCTTTTGGCAGGGTGCGTCCGCAGGGCGCACCCTGTTTTTTGTTTTATATAAATGGCTTAGTTCGCTGCGTAAGCCGAAGCGTTGTTGCCCGCGATCCGGCCAAACACTACAAAGTCGCACACGGCATTGCCGCCAATGCGGTTGCCGCCATGCACACCGCCGGTAGTTTCGCCAGCGGCATACAAACCGGGGATCGCATTTCCCTGCGTATCAAGAACCTCTGCGTCTGTGTTGATCTTCAGGCCACCCATGGTATGATGGATGCCCGGTGCGATTTTGATTGCGTAATAGGGTGCAGTAGACAGGTCAGCGTCCATACCGTTGTTGCGGCCAAACTCTTTGTCCTCGCCTGCTGCCACTGCTGCGTTCCAAGTATCCATCGTATCCACAAAGTTCTGGATGGCATCGCCCTCCAGTCCCATTGCTTTTGCCAGATCTTCGTAGTTGTCGGCAGAAACGGTCAGGCCATTTTTAATGTACTTCTGGCAGGACTTCAGATCGTCCACAATACGCTGGTCAAAAATAATATAGGCGTATGCACCCGGCTGCTCCAATTCCGCATTGGAAACAGCATCACGGGTAGCCAGATCGTTGCAGAAACGCTTGCCTTCAGCATTGACCAGAATACCGCCCATGCTGCGCACACTCTCCGAAACCAGCAGGCCGGTTTCCTGATAAACGGTCGGATGCAGCTGGATCTGATCCATGTCCACCGTGTCAGCGCCAATGGCTTCTGCCATCAGGATACCATCACCCGTAGCACCGGCGTGATTGGTGGTCACAGCATTGGCCAGTGCCGGATTGAAGCTGGCCATCAAATCAAAGTTCGCGCCAAAACCACCGGTCGCAAGGATCACGCTCTTTGCATGGATGGTATAATTATGTTCCTTGCTTTCTGCCTTGATGCCAACCGCAGCACCATTTTCCGTCAGGATCTCGGTCGCTTCGGTGTTCAGCATGATCTGCACACCCAGCTTTTCTGCCTGTGCATTCAGCTTTTCAACCAGATAGCTGCCGACTGCGCTTCCATCTTCCGGCTCATGCAGATATTTGTGGGTAGTACCGCCCGTTGCAGCGACTTTGGGCAGCGGAGCACCGATAGCATCCAGCCAATCGACTGCATCCGAACTTTCTTCTGCCATCACGGTCACCAAGCTGCGGTCGTTGATCTGATGGCCGCCATTCATGGTATCCTCGATAAATTCGTCCACACCACTGTCCGTAATGCCCAGTGCTTCCTGATATTTGGTGTCCGCAGCGTTCATGCCGCCCGTTGCTTTCAGGCTGTTGCCGCCCACAATGGGCATCTTTTCAACAACAATGACCTTGGCTCCATTTTCAGCGGCCTGTGCAGCAGCAGTCAAACCGGCACCGCCTGCACCAACAATGACCACATCACAATCCAGACTCTCGGCAGTTTTTTCCACTGCGGCATCGCTCGTCTGTGCAACTGCAAAAGCAGATGCATCCGCGTGATCGATCAGATCGCCAATGATACCGCCGTTCTGTTTGCGACTAAGTATCTGGGCGCAGTTCCTAACGATGCGGCGGGTCGTACCTCTTTTTGGGCTGACCTTGTGAAGCTTCACAACGAACTTCAGAAAATCCGTGCTATCGAGGATTTCAAGGATTCCGATATTACGGTTGCACAGGGCGACACCAAAAAGTCCGTTGTGACTTCTGGCGCAATCTCTGTTATCAACGCAATGGGCAAGCTGTATATGTCCGTTTGCGTGTCCTAAAGAAAGGGGGTTAATGCAGTATGGCACAGCCTACGAATGTTTTTATGAAGTCTAAGGACGCGATTTCCGCGCGTCTGGCGGAATGCTTTGTCACTATTGGTGATCGCCGCTATAACTTCATGCAGATCATCAACTTTGAAGCAAAGATCGACAAGACTAAATCCAAAGTTCCCCGCCTTGGCACTATTATGATCGGCCACAAGTCCGTTGCACAGGAAGGCACTTACTCCGGCAAGGCGCATTACAATCAGTCCGTAATGCGTGAATGTCTGGCGGATTTCAAGCGCACGGGCGAGGATACCTACTTTGAAATTCAGGTCACGAACGATGACCCGGCAAGCGCGGCACAGCGTCAGACCGTTATTTTTTACGACTGTCTGACCGATGGCGGCACGCTGGCTAAGTTCGATGCCGATTCGGAGTATCTGGATGAGGATATTTCCGGCACGTTCGATGATTATTCCATCCCGGAAGATTTCACCGAACTGGACGGTTTCGCCACTAACTAAGATCGTTGCCCCCGGATGTGGAAATGTACCCATTCGGGGGCTTTTCTTTGTAAAGAATGAGAGGTACAGAAAATGTCTAATTTTTCCTATTTTATGAAAGCGAACAAAAAGGTTAAGGAAAATGTTTTCCACCCTGTTACCGCTTCTCTGTGTGATGCCAACGGCAAGCCCCTTGATTGGGAGTTCCGGCATATCACCTCTGAGGAAAACGATGAAATCCGCGAGGGTTGCACCAAAGAAGTTCCTGTCACTGGTAAGCCTAACCTGTACCGCCCCCATGTGGACGGTAGCAAGTACACTAAGGAACTGCTTATCAAGTCCATCGTCACCCCCGATCTGTACAATGTCGAACTTCAGAACAGCTACGGCGTAAAAAAGCCGGATGATCTGCTGATGGCAATGGTGGACAATCCGGGTGAGTACAACGCGCTGGTTGCCTTTGTCCAGAATCTTCAGGGCTTTAACACCTCTTTCAACGATCTGGTGGATGAAGCAAAAAACTAATTGAAGAGGGCGACTGGGAAGCGAGTTTTGCTTTCTATGCCCTCTTGAAATTGCACATCTTACCATCCCAATTTCTTGAAATGGACGAACGGGAAAAAGCGTTCGTGATCGCGTCTATCAAGATCAAACAAGAAGATGATGCAAGGCAGAAAAAAGAACTTGAGAGGAAAGCAAGTCGGAAAGGACGGTGATTAAATGGCTTCTATCAAGACTTCAATCGAACTGTATGACAATTTTTCTGATCCTATGATGGATATTGTCAACGCCGCGAATGCTGGCACTATCGCTATTGAAAACGTACAATCCGCGATGAACGCGGGCGTAGATATGAGCGGTATTAACCGGGCTACGGCGGCAATGCAGTCTTTTGAAAACACGATGCAAGCCATTGAAGCACCCTCTTTTTCCTTTGGAGATGTGGACACCACCTTACCAGATTTGGGGGTTGCAACTCCAAACATTACAGTCCCGGTGATCCCCGTTGTGGAAAGTCGGCCGCAAATTGACGTTCCCGATGGTATCACCGTACCTGTAACGGCGGAAGTTGTAGAGCAACCCCGAATTGACGTACCCGCTGGGATTGAAGTTCCCGTGAGTGCTGAAATTACGGAACAGCCGCAAATTGACGTTCCCGATGGTATCACCGTACCTGTTGAACTTTCTGGCGTGTCTGAATCTGAAAAACAGATTCAAGATATTTCAACCAGATTGAACAACATTTTGAACTATCAGAACGCAATTAACAGCGTGGGTCAAAACCTGTTCGTTATGCCGGGGGATTCGGCGGCAGAGATCGCCGGGATCAACCGAGAATTAGGCCAAATGCAGACCGCGCTTGATTACTTGAAAACAAATCCGTTTGATCTTGATGCCGGGAAGATTACCATAGGCGGTACGGATGTACGAGATTTCAAGCTGGACAGCCTGATGAAGAATATCTCGATGGTGTTCCAAAGCGTGTACCTATTTGCAGATACGATTGAGAACAATATCAAGTTTGGCTGCCCGGATGCTACCCATGAACAAGTGGTGGAAGCGGCGAAAA